GCCGGCTTATCCAACAGGCCCCAGATGAGAAAGCGATTCCGCGAAACTCACCATACTAAAAGATCGGCGCTCTGAGTAAAAATTCACTCCATCAAGTTCAACAGAACTATCAGGAGATCGAAAACCTCAGGCGCCCCATCAAGAAGGGGGATTCTGTTGACTTAACTCATGCCCAAGTTTCATTACCGAGTGACGTATCAGTACGGACTTTGAAAAAGCTTAGTTGTGTCTCTTTATTGGGAACACACATGAGACTCCCACACCGCAGGAGCTTTAAGGTAACATTATGTCATTAATAGACGGGTTTGCTACATACCCTGCCAGTTATGATACTGGACTTGCGCCAAAAACTGATGCTGCGGCGGCATAAATCGGAGGTGAGTTAAAAAAGTAATTCAAACTAAAGTCCGTGCCAGCTCCACAGTATCGTTGGACTGTAATACTCCCCAATCCGGTAGCTTCTGCACTAGGAAAAACTTTCATAGAAAATTGATAATAGTCATAAGCTCCTTCATTTTGGCCGCCCCTGCGATAATTTGCTGGGTCGGTGGAATAAAAGCGATATCGTCCCATATGAGGGAACTCAACGCCAATTCCAGGATTGATATTTTGGTTGGTGAGGTAAATACCTCGCTGGCCCGTTGTGTTCGTGGAGCCTCCATTGTACTGCAAAGAAGCCGTCGCATCGGTTAGCATCATTGCTCCAACATTAGTTGAAGCAGATGATGCGATTGTACGATACGCGCCCTCCTGAGAAATGGAGCCATTTAGAAACCCGGTCGCTACGCTCCAAGCTCGCACAATGCGAATGTCTGGACGTATAAGACCGTTAGGGCCAGAGACACTGAAATGCCAACGGAGAGAACCTCGCTGACCAACAAATGCCGGTGCAAACCAATTAATAGGTGTTATATTACTGTAACCAAAATTGGCGTTAGACCCGGTAGTGACGATCTTTGGTACCACATGGGGTGCCACAGCGTCGTAACCAGGCGGGGGGGGATTTCTGCCCTGCATAAAATACAGTTCACCAAGCTTGTCTGTAGATGTGATTGTAGCGGTTTGACCCACATACAAACTATCCACCAAGCATGATCGGCGCATCAAAAGACGCGCTGAGTGCACTGGTTCCCCCCAGTTCAGTTCGAAGCGTTTCTCATTAACGAGGCCGAGCTCCAACGGCATCTCACCATCCTCATGGCCGCTTTGCATTGCTAGAGTCGACAGACCCCAGCGCATATCACGCGGGTTGGCAAATTCCAGATTTTCTCCACCACGCACATTAACAAACATAGCTACTGAAGCTGTGTCTACAGGTGCGGATAGATTATTCAAGACGCGAACCGTGAGGGACCCATTGGAGTTACCAACAGGACCCCTCGCGGTCGCAGTCGACCAATAGTTTCCATTTGCTCGAACATCTTGAAGACTGTAATTTGACGTCCACGCAACATGTTGCGCATACGGCACGATGAATTCGACATCAGTCTCTTCACTCAGATCAACGATCTTCGTGACACAAACATTAGTATAATCCGTCGTGGCGGTGGTGTCACCATAGGGGTCCCAAGTAATGCGGACACGCCCACGGTGGAAAGTGGATGCGATGAACTTGAATCGGAAAACAAGATCACCACGCCACTGATCGAAACATTCGGAAACCCACGAAACAGGTGTAGTACCTATTCCATAGATTCCCGTACCAATTGCGGTACCACGATCTGAGAACGCGGCGGGCATAACAGTAGAGGAGAACAATAAAGCTCCCGGTGCTGCGGTAGTGTCCCAAGTGGCTTGAGTCAAATAGGACTCACGCCGGAGTAGATAAGCAAAAGAAAGCTCATCGTCCGACGACGGACCAACAATATGTGGGTCGACACTCAACTCTGCTTTAGGGTCAAGTGTAAACTTATATGTCGGCTCGCTAATATGCGCTGATGCAAGATCATGAAAGGGGATGTTCTTAAATGGTTTCACGTCCTCAATAATGGGAACATTCGTCCATCCGAAAATCTTCGCTATCGATGATACTGCACTAGCCCCAATTGTAGTGGCTTTGGCGAAGCTACCTATGACTGGCACATTGTGCAAGTAGGAGGCGGCTCGAGCCACAGCCGAGGCAGGGGCTGACACAGGCCCATTGCCATACTCGTCCTTAGACTGCATGGCCAATGAATTGGTCGGCATAGATACCTCATAATCGTCCTCCAACCAGGCATAAACCTGAATTGTGACGCCATTAGAGGTGGCGCCATTCGCCGATGCTAAAGCAGCGTACTGTAGGATATTAATTTGTCCCATTGTCGCCACTTCGACGGCATTCGAAACCCTAGTATATTCCGCAGGAAACACATAGGGGAGAACAAGATCTCCTCCTGCATTATCCTGCGGTAGGATCCAAATGCCTGGACGTTGCGACCAAGGTATAAGCCGATTCGAACCTGGTAGGTTGATCGGGTTAACTTGTCCTTGGAGCGGTGTATAGCATACTCGTAGGGCACCATAGTAAAAAGGTGCCGCATTGACGATAAACTTCACGTGGAGTCGACCACGGAAGAGATAGAAATTATTTAATTTACTCTTGATATATGTGTCGTTGAAATACAGCGACCACGGATCAAAGTACGTATCTGCAAAAGCAGCTTCTGTCCAAGAGTAAGTTTTGATGAGTGTCGGTCGCGCGAAATTTCCCAAGGGTTATACCTTTTTGGGGGTCTGTCACGGACGCACTCGGAGGTCCAAAATCCACAGTTTCACCAGTGTTCAATTCATCAAACTGAACATTTTGAGAGGTGAGGGTAGACATAGAACCTTCTGATGACTTCTCTGACGGCACGACTGCACTCTCTGTACCTGATTGAAACTCCAATAGATCATAATCCCACTCAGTGGGCTCAGTCAACTTTCGGAATCCCATTCGGAACTCGAGCGGTAGTACCCCAACATCTCGGCCCTCTGCAAAATGCGTTGGTCGAGTCGTGGGGCACTCAGTGTGCCACGATAAATTTGTGCGCAAATCGGGCAATACCGATTCACGCGTTGTCTCCTCTTTGGGGCTCGGAGACGGCGCCACATATTTATTATAAAATTTTTCAGCAGGCTATTTACATTTATACCACAAATCGTCTGCCCGGACAATTATGGCGTTACACTACTTTTCGCACTCCTGGATGTGCTACTCTTTCGAGCAAGAGGACGGGGCCTCTTCAACAGGCACGAATTCACGCAGTCCGCTTAGATCTAAGTGAGTGAGACTCAAATCTTGCGCGTTCAATGGATCCGTGGGATATTTGGCTTCCAGTTCAATCTGGGCGACATCATCCACAGCCGCTAGAGCGAACTCTCTGATTTTCACCAGATGGTCCTCATCGACAAAGTTCGGAATCTTCGTATCATTCAAGAATGTGTTCGAATTCCGCATGTATCGGTTAGTAAATTGATCCCACGTGGGTAGCGGGCGATTCATGAACTCAACGAGTTCACAATCTCGGATAAGCTGCGTCAAAAAGACGCGCTTCTCATCAAAAGTCTGCTTGCCATACCAGTACCACTCACTCATCGCAGAGTGAATAATCTCGGTTCCCTGCACCTCGGGACTAACCTCGCGTGAAGTTACTCCAATCATCAAAGACTTAATGATGGAGTCCTCCTCAAGGGGACAAACATATGTGCCAGTTGCAGGTTCCAACCGCCAGGTCCGCTTCAAAAACGAGCCTTGATCGATGTGAATGTACGGAACGGATTCAGCATCCTTATCCGCCATAGTATATTTCACACCAATCGTGGCAAGAACACTCGCAATTGCAGTGTGGTTGAACCAAGGGCACAACTTACTCACACCCATGCCGTTGTCATCACCATAAGTGATAAGTGCAACATTCGAGCGGAAAGTGTGGACCTCTTTTCTCGGATTACTCTTCAAGTAAACATATCTCATGTAAAGACAGTTCACGATGCCATTGATAATGACTGTAAGAGCTTGACCAGAGGGATTCTTCCCGAAGAACTCGATGAGGTCTCCGTTGAAATCAACCAAACAAAAGGCGATATCATACCCGATTGCACGAATAGCGCGAACATGCTCAGCAGAGCATCCACACTCCTCGTGAAATAGGGCAATACACTCGAAAGCCATGAGTAAAAACTCTGTCAACATCGAGATATCAAAATCACCAAAATCGCCAAATACACACCTATCGACACCATGCTGTGTCAGGTAATGTCTAATAAAGTCCCACTCAACAGATTGCGCCTCCGTACCTGGAGCCTGCTCGAAAACAAATTTGTTCTTTTGCACGACTCTCACAAAGGACAACAAAAATTTGCGCATAGTAATGGTGAAGTCAACTGACCCACCATAAAACACGCGAACCTTGTTGATCAAAATCTTTGAGAATTTCAAAGCCTCATCCTTCAAAGCCCCACTAAAAATGGGGAATGTGCGTTTGCCCTCCATGTACCGTTCACAACGAATGCTGACACGATTCATGATATCTTCATTGAACTCGATGGGTTCAGTGTGCTTATCTGTTGAAGGCAGGCGATTGAAAAAGAACTTCTTGGATTTCCTATACGGATAACCGGCACTTGTCTTTCTGTTGATCTTGTCAACAAAGCGCACGCCAGGCATTCCATTCACAACAGTCATGTCGTCGTAAATACGAAGTTCATCCTTCCAACTCTGATCGATCGTGGCCCAATCTTTCACCATATGTTTCGCACACTCTTTCAGAGCGGCGATATCCACTTGTGCTTGGGGCTTAACAATCTCTAGGGCTGCTCTCCGCCATGGTAAATAACCACGCATCACAGGTGCGCCATGTTTCAACTCATAACCCGCCTGTATCATCGAACCACACATTACAGTGGGGTTTACGTTTGTGCGGGGGTGAGCACGGAACTTACGGAATGATCCGTAGATACCTGCATTGCCATTATCGATAAATCGAAATGGACTTTTCGTATCCAGTACCTCAATTTCTCCACCTTGTGCCTCTAAATCCTTAAGGAGAGGATCACCCGGGGTGATGAAATCTTTGGGAGTCAAAGACATGACATCCTCATAGGTCACTGAAACCGCAGCCACTTGCATGCCT